TTTCCCTAACCGACGCTCTTCCGATCTCGGGGGAGGTGTTTCTGTGATTTACCGAATAATTTTTGATGAAGGGACTGACAGCTATGATCTGCTGCTCGATGTAGACGAGAACCTAAAAGGTGACGGCGGACACCTCAGTTTCAATTTCCCAACCCAAGTTGAGGCGCAGAGGTTTAAGACGACCCTCGCGGGGGTCTTGTCAGAGCAACATCCTGAAAAGATTGTCCAGACTTCTTGATTGCCGCTGCAAATTTTTCATTTTGCTTTTCTAAATCCGCCTGATGCTCTTGCAGCGCGACACTGTTGGCGCTCACAAACGGCTTATTTTTCTTTTTAGAAATTACTTTTTTTAAGATTTGATCTTCAGCCCATTGGGCAGCAAAACATTCGTCATGCCATGTTTTGTCGCTAATTTTCCGACATCGCGGACAGGTAAAAATTAAAACCACAGGCTGCGCATTGCTTTCAGCGTGGCTGCATTTATGTGGACCGCCAGATATCGCGGGTTTTTCATTGGCGGATACAAATTTACAGGCGGCGCTGGGGTCAAAATCTTACGCAAAAATCTAAACATCTGACACCTCCCAGCCCAACGCCGTGTAACCCGCCTTGTCCACCCAACTGTCACGATGACCTGGCGTTTCTATAAGGCGTGCGCTCTTAACCCAATCCATCGCCAAAGCGACTTGTGCGAGGGTCACTTGTGTTCCGAAAATCTCAGACCACCCGACAGCAATCCGGCGAAAATTGTCTTTCGCATTGCCGTATTCTTTATGTCGTGAGCCGCTGATTAGCTCGCGTGCTTCGTCGAGAATTTCTTCTCGTTCCATGCGGCCCCCTGATGAACATTTAGAACAGGACATTAATGATCCGTTTTCGAAGCGGACAAAATGGTTTCCCTGGCAAACTGGACAGGTCATGTTTCACCTATGTAGACAGATGCAGCCATCACCCGCTGTGTGCGACCTGTGTCGCCCTTGCGCCTTTCCCCGGTGAGAAAAATGTGGCCTTTGTTCAAAAGTGAAGAATAACGAGCGGTAACGCTGGAATAGGCCAAGTGCGGAAGGCGGCGGCGTACTTCGTCTGAATGCAAACCTTGCCGACCGCTATCTCTTATTGCTCGATAGACCAGTTGCTCAAGCACAGTAACGTTAATTGAGAGCGCGGCGTCCGCGCTGGTGTTACTCACCGTCAATCCCCTTCCCCTTATTAATCAAAGTGCGGGGCAAAAAGTAGTTGCGGCCATCGCGCAAGCAATCAATCTCATTTGCAGCGATTAGATTTAACACGCGCTTGCGCAGCGAGAGGTTGTAGCTGCCGAACAGCTCTTCGGTAGCTTCGCGAATGGTCAGTAACGCAGGTTCCCGGCTCACAGCAGCCACCCTTGCGCTGCCGAACAACGATGTGAGTGTACGCAAGCGGAATTGAGACCAACAAAAATTACCGATAGTGATGTTGAGAGGCCAAGAGCCTGAATAGCATAATGTGACATAATCAGAGTTACCTTTTCCCTTTGTGAAGGGCAAAAGATAATCCGAAAAGTTACATTATGTCACTATTTAATTTTATTATGCGCGAATCATTTTTAGATAAGCCTGTAAATCCGCGAGCAGCTTATGCGGCATCGAGACCAGTTCGGCCTCAGTGATGCCAATGGCATGACCCGCCGAGGTTGCGCCGGTTGGCTGACCAACATCTGCACCCAAGACTTCTTCAACTGTGCAATTTAGGGCTGCGGCAATGCGCTCAGCCAGGCTCAGACGGGGCTGTAGCTCCTGGCGCGTGTATCTACGCAACGCAGACGGGGCCATGTTGATGGCCTCTGCTAACTCGCGCACGTTCATGTCGTGTTCGGCGCACAGTATTTTTATGCGATTTTTTTCTGCCATGAGAAAAAAACTTTCGGGACAATGGAATACAATACCCAAACGTTACCCCACATGACACGTTGTGTCACTAGCCACGATTTGACAAAAGTTACGTTTAGTAACTAAGTGTCACCTATGAATTTGCGCGAATGGCTGACCGACCAAGAAATTACGTTTACCAAATTTGCCGAACTGGTTGGCTGCACCCGCCCAGCCGTTAGTTGGTGGGCAATGGGCAGATCAAGACCTTCGCCGCTTTTTGTTGATGAAATCAAAAAACTCACGCGCGGCCAGGTTACGGCGGAAGATCATCAACGTGTCTATCTAGAGGCACGGCGATGAACATTTTGATGCTGCCATATCCGCCAAGCGTCAATCGCCTATGGCGATTTGCAGGCGGACGCATGTACCGGTCAAAAGTTTACAACGACTGGGCAGTAGAGGCAGAGCGCCACATTGTTCAGCAGCCGCGTGTGCCGATGTTTACCGCACCCGTTTTTTTAGAGTTGGCAGTTGGCCGACCCGACAAGCGTCGTCGCGACCTGGACAATGTAAACAAAGCCATTCTTGACATTTTGCAACACCTCGAAGTTTTGGAGGATGACAGTCTCGTTCACCATCTCTGCACTTTTTGGGATGCCGAAACAGTCGGCGTGCGCGCAATCATTCGACCGATTGAGCGCAAAGATGTTTGACCTGATCACTTCGCAATCGCAAGCAAATGAGTGCAGCGACATTGTGCGCAAGTGTGAGATTGCCATTGAGCTGCTCCGCCGAACACGCGATGCGACCGAAGACCTCACTGAAATTGACGACGACCTTCGTGTGCTGCTGCTGCGGACATTGGATGATGCGCTTGAAGATTACGTAGGCGACATCTGCGGCACGGTTGACGAGCTAGCTGACCTTATTGACGAGTGGGAGGAGACACGATGACCAGCAATCTCAAACGCTTTGGCCTCAAACATCTGTCGCATTCAAATCTGGACTTAGCCCGGAACGACTTGGGCCTTTGGGTGATGCGCTATTTGTACAAGGTATATGACCCGGCCAACGCTGCAATGGCACGCGGGAACGCAGCCGAGCATGGGTGCTATGTCGCGCTAACCGGCGGTGAGTTTGATGATCCAGTTGATGCGGCTGTTAAAGACTTCAACAAACGCACCGCGCTCGGGGTGAATGGCGAAGCCCGTGACCGCGAGCGGAAGAACATCCCCGGTTTCATTGAACAGTTCATTGAAGCGATAGGCGAAGACAAGCCAGAGGTCGTTGATTATCAGCGGCGCATTGAAGTTGAAATTGACGGGATTGATATTCCCTGCATGGGCTTCACCGATTTTGGTTTTGAAGATGCAATCGTTGATCTCAAAACAACGAACCGTATGCCTTCGGCAATCAGTGCGTCCCATCGCAGACAAGGTTCGATCTATCAACGAGCTGCGGGCAATCGCAGCGTAGATTTTCTCTACGTCTCAGCAAAAAAATGGGCGCGATATGAGCTAACCGACAGCGACCAGGATTGGCGCGAGGTTTGCGAAACAGCGCACCGGCTCGACAGGCTACTTGGCAAATTCGAGACAAAAGAAGAAGTGGCAGAAGTCGTGATGCCCAACTTCGACACCTTTTACTGGTCATCCCCAGCAACAAGAGAAAAAGCCCGAGAAATCTTCGGCTTCTAGCGCCTACGGCACCGCGCTTTCAAAGACGTGCCTCAACATGGAGAAATATTATGCCCTTAAATTTAGACAGCCCAGGTGACGGCAGCGGTGGTGGTGAGTTTTACGACAAGCTGCGTTTCAATGCGCAAGGCGGCGTTTGGTTTTTAAAACAGAACGACCAAGAGAAGCGGTTCAGTTCAGGCTTCAAAGCTGTGATGGACATGGAAAATCTACAGACAGGATGGGCGCGATTTAACGGCAGTTTCGTTGATTTCATCGGTGATCCGTCGCTTGATACTCCCGCCCCGATGCCTGCTAACGACAGCGAGGACGACAAATGGAAACGTGCGTTTAAATTGCTGGCCTATAGCAAGGATGCGTTTGGCGGGACGGTTGAGTTCATGCACCAGGCGCGCACGGTGACGGGTGCATTTAACGAATTGTATTCGGCCTATGAAGCCAAAAGCGGCGGCGGGAAGTTGCCGGTCGTTGTGGTTGACGGCGATCCTGTGAAGGTGGGCGACTACTACGCGCCATCTTGGAAAATAGACAAAATGGTTGCGCGACCCGACGCGCTTGGCAGTCAGCCCGAAGCAGCGCCAGCAGTTGCTGCCGCACCTGCTGCTGCTGCTGTTGATGACGAAGAGTTTTGAGCGTGACCGGGGGGGCTTTGCTCCCCCGCTGCGCGTTCTTGATTTATTCAGCGGGATCGGTGGATTTAGTTATGGACTTGAACGAGCCGGACCTTTTCGGACAGTTGCCTTCTGTGAACAAGACGCCTTCTGTCAGGCCGTCCTCAGAAAGCATTGGCCCGATGTCCCAATCTACGACGATGTCAGGGCGCTCAACTTCGGGGGGGAAGTTGATGTCATCACAGGCGGCTACCCATGCCAACCCTTCTCCGTTGCCGGGAAGCAAAAAGGCGCAGCGGATGACCGCCACCTCTGGCCGTCAATGTTTGAAATTATTAAGCACAAAAGACCTCGCTGGGTCGTGGCTGAAAACGTTGCTGGTCACATCGCAATGGGCCTCGACGAGGTGCTGTTTGACTTGGAAAGTGAAGGCTACACCGCGAGGCCGGTTGTTATTCCAGCTTGCGCCGTCGATGCCCCGCACCGACGAGATCGCGTCTGGATTGTGGCCGACGCCGCACGCGAATTGCCACACGGGCGCGGGGAGCCACGGAGACGGCGGCGACAACATTCAGACGGTAGTGCGGATGTGGCCGACGCCGACGACGCGCGACCACAAGGGCGCGAACAGCGACAAGCATCTGGCAAAGGCGCGGGGGCATCACGACCAGTTGCCCAACGCCGTGAAGATGGCGGGCGACAAGGATGGGCAACTGAACCCCAAGTGGGTCGAGTGGCTCATG